GTTTAGAGAGACCTATACGAGAGGGAAGAGGGAAGCAAAGGTTGTCCGAGTCCTCGTCGGTGATGAGTGCTGCCCAAAACAGGGGCAGCTGAAGCTTCTGAAGCAACTCAAGAGCCGACTCGAGTGTCATCTCGGACAGAGCCTTTCCTTCGTGCCACTTTCCACTGAGGACGGCGACGCGACGGAAGAGTTCACGGCTCATGCTCATGAGTCGGGGGATATACGACTGAACAGGGCCTTCAATGCCCGTACTAAGATCCATTTCCAAAGTCATATTTCCAATACATTCTTCCACAACGTCAGCCAGCGGTTTGCGGACAGTTCGTCCCTTCATTTCAGGGAATGCTCCTGCGTCCTCGCCAAGACAGCCAGCCAATATGGCCGCCTCAAGGCGAGAACGGACCTGCTTTTCTGCCGACTTTCTCCGGGGCGACCACCCTGGTGTCCATACCCTGGACAGCACAGAAGGATCGGCCGCCACCCCGTGGTCGGTCAACAGCACCGCAAGCGCCTTGCGATACCGGAGAGAAGCACTAGTCTTCGAAAATGCGCAGGAAGCACCCCACAAACCGCAACCGCCAAGCGCGCGGGGGAGATCGGGGATGACGCCCCGTCTCCGAACGTAAGCACCGAGTTTCGGCCACGCCCCATATACGGCCGCAAGGGCCTGTGCACGGAGGTTCGGGAATTCACGCCCGATCGACTCCACGTACAGCCCCGCCGTATACCAGAGCGGCGCCGGGTCAGACTCGCCCTCGAAGATATCATCGAGCGCCCCACGCAAGGGGACAGCTTCGGCAAAAGAACCGAGGGAATATTGCTTTACGTCAGGCAGGTATTCTACTGCGAGCATTGGGCGAACGCCCATTCTTTGACCAAAATCCTCATTTTGGCCAACCGTCATGTAGAATACTACCTCTGCGAAAACTCCACCGGCAAGCGACCTTACATGCTTGCCCGCAGAGAATACCGCACCACACCGCTTGGCGACTTCCTCATAGGAATCAGCCAGCATGGCTGGAAAACCTGCAACCAGATCATCGCCACAAATTGCAAACGGCCACTTTCGTGGACCGTCAAACCTGGCGACCCGAGCCCCTTCATCCACCCAAAACAAGTGGGAGAGGTTCAGCATCGCCCAGGTAAGGGGGAGACCCATTGGGGCCCCACAGGTAGCTATAACTTCTGGCACCTCTCCTTCAGCATCGGAGAGGCCAGGATATTTCAGACACTGTGGGCCCAACAGTCCGTGACCAAACAAACGTACATCGTTGGTCCAACCGGCCCCCCTGCAAAGACCTTCCCACCCAGCGAGGAGGAAGTCTTGAGCGATCATATCCGTTGCAGCTGTCAAGTCGGAACTAAGTACCTCACAGGGAGACGCGTGCTGGAATACAGATTCAACAGCGCGCCGCTTATGTCCCCTAAGGACCGACTTGCACTCAGGCTGTCGACCCAACCAGGCGAGCAAAGCCCGTTGGATTGGCATACCCAAGACCACAAGAGATCTCGAGTGCTTCGACACAATCCTGAATTTCCAGCCACGTTCCGGCACAGCCAGCACCTCACCTGGAGGTGCAGCAACAGGCGAGGAAGTCAAGTATTGCCCAGGTTCTATCAGAACCCGACCCGGAAGATGGGCTTCAAAGTCCGTCTCCGCGTGAATGGTACCCGCCAAATCGGCGTACTTCACGGAGCGAACCCACAACATCGGCAGAGACCTACGTCTCCCATGCCAATGTGCGACCCTCCGAACGCAATACTGCTTCACACCCAC